ATCCTGTTGTTTTAGATTACCATATAACATTTCAAAGTCTGCATCGGTAGGCATCTGAAACATATACTTCACCATGTTCTTGTATGGTATCTGATACAAGAAAGACTTGTCCTCATGATCGCCAGGCAAGAATCCAATCTCTCTGGTTGATACAAGAGACCTTACAATATAAAGTTGATTATAAGGAGTATGTGGGTCAAGAATATCTTTCAATGCAAGATATAATGCAACGAAAGTTTTACCTGTTCCAGCAGCACCATATGCAAAAATATTTTTACCCTCTTTGTAGTTTTCAAAGAGTGTCTTTTGATTATCTGTAATAGGCTCAATCTTGTTTAGTAGATCGGCATTGATAGGTCTTTTTCTCTTCATCTGTTTCGCAGTCATTCCCACTCCGATGGGAGAATCTTTTTTTCTTGCCATTACTTATTAATCTTTTGAACTCTTGAGCCAGGAGATTTAGATGCCTTGTATAGAACATCATTCCAACTAGGATTCTTTGTGATTAGTTTGTCTTTCCATTCACCAACCTCTCCAAGGCCAGCAACTCCAGCATTCCAATCTCTATCCCAGTCTGGATTATCATCTCTCCAGTTAGAATACTCAACCATAGTCATCGATAATTCTTTCTTCTCGCCAGTTTCTTTGTGAATAACAGGGTATGTGGGCATAAGTTTTACGTTTTGTAATATTATTTAGATTAACTCTTAGAAAAAGCCTTCTCGGCATATGACCTAAGATAATCTTGAAAGCCATGTTCATCGCACCATATGGTGGCGAACTCATAGACGGCTCTTGTGTGTTCTTCTAAGTGGTGTGTAAGGCATCGAAAACAAGCTGCTCTTAGTAACAACTTCTCTTCTGAGTAACGGGGGTCATCACTGTTACCCGTCATCATCCTCAAAGACTTCATCATAATCTGTAATTTGGTTAACAATGTCTTCATAATTTAGATTTAGTTTGTATGCCTCTGTATCAGAGTATATTTCTGATTCTAACGCATTCACAACATTTTTCAAGTCTTTAATCATGACTTTTAACTTTGCTCTATCCATTGAGTGGCCTCCCATGTTTATCAACAAGTCCGAGTTTCTTGACCTGAGATATATTTGATTTCTCTTTCTTCTTTATCTTCTTATATTGTTTCATTATTTTGTCAACTTCGTCTTTGAAGACTTTGACTTTGAGTTTCTTTGCTTCTTCTGAAGTGACAAAACCCATTCCCTGATCACTTTCTTTTCTTTGTTTCTCTTCCAAAAATTCGTTGATTCCAAGTTGAATTTCTCCCTCAATAATGTCATTAATTTGGTTACGGAGTTGTTCCTCTTTCATGAGTTTCTCCTTACTCTCTTCTTTGGTTTACTTGGTGTTGGAATGCCCCATGTCTTTGGACTTACAATTCCAGGCCCATATTCAATACTCACGATAGAACCCATTCCAAATTTATCGTAGTACATATCAAATATGTTAACTTTAGCATGACATCTTACAAGGTCATTACGAATTGCATCGCCAACTTTGTAAGTCACGATGTAAGCATCAGAAGGTAGAGACTTATCTTTGAGTTCCTCACTATTACAGTTCTCTTTGATAAGACTCGTTGAGTATCTGGTACTCAAATCTTCTTTTTCTTTTGGTGTCCAGTAAGCTTCCGCCATCACCTCATCTCTGGTTTTTGTTTTCGCCATACTAACTTCGATTACCCCATTGTATATCAGGGAATGCCTCTTCAACTATGGCACGAGTCAACTTATATTTCTTCTTTAGGTTTTTATCTTTGACCAAGCAAATAATTTCTGCTTCATCTGGATGAAGACCCTCTAGAAGTTGCATAAAAAGTTGTTCTCTTTTCATAGGTCGAAGTGCATCATTCCCACCTTTAACAAAATTATACAACTTTTTCCATTCATATGCAAGGTGCAGATGTTCGGTTCCAGCAGGCGCTTCGTTTTTATTAAACGGAACATCACCATCTGGAAGCATCGACTGAACAGATTCATCAAAGTTCCAAATCAAAACAGATTTAAGGTGTAAAGATTCATTCTCTTTAAGAACTTGAATTTTCTTTGCTTTTGTTTTTTGTTTTGATACTAATGCCAATACCTCACTTAAAAGAGGATTTCTTGGTAATCTATTTTCTCCTAATGTAGGATGTGTTGTAGTCATAATTCGTCGTCAATTTCACTATCAAAGTTTAAGTTTTCAAATCGAAAGGCAATGATTTCATCTGGAATAATGTTACCTTTGAGGTCATACATCTCAGGATGCATCTCAGAGATATCATTTCTTTGTTTGTGTTCTTTGTATAACCATCCTATTATACCACCAACAAAGAGAAAAAGCACTGATATTAAAGTGCCGAGAGTTAGAGCGAGTGTTAACACATTACCTCTTGTACTTGATTTATTTAGTTGTGGTTTTACGTCTCCCTCTTCTTCTTTCCTTTTCGTATCTTTTAGCGTCTTCCAAAATTACATTAAAGTAATCTTTAATCTTTCTTGCTTTTGGTTTTCCAAGATGACCGTAAGCCTCTCTTAGAATTTGATGTTCACCATCTTTTCCACCTTTGATGTATTTACTTAAGTCATCAACCAAATCAGTCAACTCTTTTGCAGTTGAACTTTGATTAAATTCTTTTGCTCCCACTCCTGTTGTTTTACAGGACTTCATAAAATCATAGAACTTGAGATGGAACTTTTGTTCTTCAAATGCAACATCAATTGCTTTATCTACGATTGTGTAAATGTCTTCCATTAAACTAAGTTTTTCTCCTCTAGGAATTTGAATGTATCTAAACACCCACCGATTAATTTGTCATCCGCCAGTATTCTTGGGAATGATGATCCATAACCAAATTCAGAAATGAATTGTTCCTTAGTAAAATCAACACCAAGTTTATAAACTCGATACTCAACTTTAGCTAATTCCAAAAGTCTCTTTGCTTTTTCGCAATAAGAACATCCCTCTTTAGAATACAAGGTAAATTTCATTAGTCCTCCTCGATCATATTATTACGAATCTCAAAGTTGTCAAGTCCCTTCACTTCAGAGGGTTCTTGTGAATAATGTAATCCATCGTTTCCGTTTTGTGCAATGACGTTCATTCTGTGTGTTGTCTCCTCTTCATCCCAAAGTTCATGAATCTTTTCTATGTCAGCATCAACACTTCTCATTGTGTTTTCAACTTTAACATTGACCCATACTTTTTTGAGATACTCAATAAGTCCTAATGCAAGAAAAGAGATGGGAAACTTTTGTTTCTTTGCCCACCTCTCTGCTTTTGCATGCCAAGGGTCTACGCCTTCACCAAATTGTTTTTCAAATTTTACTCTTGGTGTAATCATTTAAATTTTTAGTACGTTTACTGCATCCCAATCTTTTTGGAAAAGATCTAAACCTTTGTCAGTTAGAATATGATTATACATCTTTTCAAATACTGATGGAGGCATTGTAACAATCCCTGCACCATATTCAAAAGACTTACTCACACTACCTACATTTCTTATCGATGCAGATAAAATCTCTGTGTCAACAAAATTATATAGTCTCGACTGTTTTTCATAGATGTCCGCAATCTCTTTAATCAGACCCAAACCATCAAATGAATTATCATCAACCCGACCTACGAAAGGCGAGACGTAGGCAGCGCCTGCCTTCGACGCCAAGACCGCTTGGGCAGCACTAAATATCAAAGTAACATTTACTCGGATTCCCTCCTTTGAGAGGAGTTTACAACCCTTTAGGCCTTCTGGTGTACAAGGCACTTTGATTGTTGTGATTTCACCAAATTTCTCTTTGAGTCTACGACCCTCCTTGAGAAATTCATATGAGTCATCTGTCACAATCTCCATGCTGATATCATCAACACCAATGAGTGCAATCTTTCTATAAACCTCTTCTGGGTCGTATCCACTCTTTTTAATTAGAGTTGGATTAGTCGTGACACCATCAATCAATCCAGTACCATAATATTGTTCTATTAGGTCTACATCTGCTGTGTCAAGAAAAATTTTCATATTTAAAAAAATCTTTGTTTTGTCAATATAACACAAAAAAAGACCCCTGTAAAGGGGTCTTGAGTAGTTCCGATTGTAGAGACCGCACGAAAGGTCTCAATCGTATTTATTAACCGATTGTTGGTGCAGTTAAAGCAACTGTTGTTGACTCTGCTGATGCAAGGTCAAGTGGGAAGTTGTGTGC